TCCAGGACCGATTAGAGAATATATGGAAACTCTATCAACTGGGAGATATCAAAATCGTGTATACTGACGGAGACCCCGTGTACCAAAGTTGGTACAAGAGTCCTAGGGCTAAAAAAATATAAAGTATTCGTTGCATCATAACACATGAATATTCGGGCATTTGGTTTGATTCCCTACATAGTTCACTATCTACGTACAGAATCATTTATAGCTTATATGGTTTTTCATAATGGCCTACTTTTCCATGTGATAGCACCCACCAATGCCTTTGTGAAATGGTATGATATAACGTGTAATTCTATACTAATTTTGTATGTAAATTTCAATGTCGTAAACTATTACGTATTTATGTGGACTTGTATCGCATGTACATGTTTCATGTGGAATTCGATATACATTAAACATGAGCAATTGAAAGCGTTTATTCACATATTCGGTGTGCAGTTACCTTTGTTTCGGGCATTACAACTCAGTAACTTTTAACTTAAAATCCTTATCAAACCCATCGAGACGAATCTTTTTCTCGTCCACAAGACGTTTGATCGTGTATCCAAGATCTATATTTTGGTTATACACATCCTCGTGTTTTGGATCAGCGGGTATGTTCGGCATGAGCATGGTAAAGGCCATGATTTTCTGTGGCATAGAAAGCTCTCGACTTTGGATGACTTGTAAAATATGTGTGGGAATCTTAGAGTTCATTACTGTTTATGGGGATTTATTCTTTAATAGTACCACCGCGGGTACAGAACCCTTCGGTGGTTTTTTACAGAAAATTTTACAGTCACAACAACTCTTTATACACACGAGTTCCTTTTTAGTTGCGTGACAACGTGAAGGTAACATGATATCTTTGGAAAGGTACCGTACTATTTGGTCGATGAGTATCATGCTCACTTATTTTTAGATTTAGGTTTTTTTCGAGTCTTTTTTACTTGTTTCGCGGCACCTACCACAGCAGCGACACTAGCGGCGGCCTTTGAAACGAGAGCTCCTGTGCAAATGGGGCACGGCATCTTATAACTTTACCAAAGACAATTCTGACGCCTAAGTGATTCTCAATACATTCTAAAGACATCGACAAATATGGAAGCTCATAAGGACAAAATCAGAAGCCTTCTCGAAAAAGATTCTCCTTTTTTTCGAGAAGTTCGGGAAGAGTGTAAAAAACAGATTGAACAGAAAAGTAGATGCACCTCAAAGCTGAAAAGAACAGGTTTTCCTGTTGTGTTCCAAAATACAACACTTCCTTTCAATCCTGACGCTTTCCTTGGTACTATCAAAAACTCGATACTGACCAACTTAACCCGTGATTTCTTCAAAACTAAAAAGGGTAAGTGCCCGGGATGTGGTAATTTGTGTGAGCGGTTCGAAAGAGCCCATACAATTAAAGAACGACCTGCTATTGCGAAAGAGGCCTTGGATAACGTCATCATGAGAAATCTAGATACTGGGATGTTTGAAATGTCTGAATTTCTCAGTGAATTTATTCGATTGCATCAGGAATTTCCAATCGCCTTCATATGCTCCAAGTGCCATCTGGTTCTCGACAACGTTCTTCGAAAAGAACAGTCGAGAGGACCACTGTCTTATGAAGACTTGAAGAAGATCGACTACACTGGTGCAAAGCCTATTGAATTCGTTGTCTGGGATCCTTATGGTGATGAGACTCTCGAAACACCTAAATCTATGAGTCAACTGCGCCACTTGATTTTTCAGGGGGTCGCGACGGAACACATGCGAACCAATTTTTCCTGCCTGCAAGAAGTTCCTGGCAAATTCAAAAAAGAGAAAAAGTTCGAATTTCAGGGTTGGTACGATAAGGAAGAATTCGATAACGAGGGTGCAGTCCTCGAATTCTTCATTTGTGACTCCAACAACAACCAAATTATGAAGGATGTCCTGAGAGCTGTTTTTCAGGAGAAGTTCGAACATCTCGAACCCTATCGGACCACTCTCTTCCAATTTGATCTCCGCCTCAAATTGCGTCTTGCAAATGGAGAAATCATTGAGATTAACAACAAGGATGTGGGGCATTTCAAGTATAAATTTTAGTCACATCCACATCATACCCCAACTCCTCTAGGACGGGGTCATTCTTGTAGTCTATTTTGTAATACACCTTTTTGATTCCACTACTCGCCAGAGCCTTGTAGCAGTTAAGACACGGATAATGTGTCACATACGCCACACAATCATCAATGGAGGCACCTCTCTTCGCCGCATCCGTGATGGCGTTAATCTCGGCGTGGATCGTCGCTTGTTCGTGTCCGTTACGTACGATAGATTGATGGTCGGTCCCCGCGAGAAATCCGTTGTACCCCATACTGATGAGCCTATTGTTCTTCACGAGCACACACCCAACCTTGAGTCGCTCACATGGAGACCGAACCGATGCGAGTTCGGCTGTCTGCATGAAGTATTCATCCCACGAAATCCGATTTTCTTGTGGGCGCGGTACATTACGGATAGGTCGACGATGAGCCACCATTTATCTACCTAAGTCACAAATATTTTAAGCTTTTTCATGCAAAAATGACAATCTCACTCGTTAACCAACCCGAGTTAGTGGAAGCCAAGAGGGACCATGATGAGTGGCTCAAAAATGTCTACCCATACTACAGTCATTACTTCTGTTTGAAATGCGTCCCCGGTAGCGGGTGTCGCGCTAGGACCGTGGACACTTCTCTATCCAAGATCGAAGGGTACATTTCCGACGAAGCACATGCATTCACCACTGAAGAGCATCTCTGCGTGCTTCCCAAGGGGCACAGTGGTAAGTGTCAATCCACCTACAACTCTCGATGTAAGGTCACTCAAAAGAAGCTGGAATACATTCGCAAGACCGAAGGCGAGGCGAAAGGAGGACCCCTAAAAAATCGCCTGTCGCGTTTGTTTCCCGTACGTTTTTCCAAGGGAACGGCAACGTACATGAAAGTCTGTAATGTTTCTGGCGCGGCAATTCCAATTGAGAATTCTTCGACACCGGAGGGTGTTGCGACGTGTCTGATAGACATTTACACGTACATCCAAAAGGTAAAGGGTGAGTTTGTACACCTACATTTCGAGCTTATTTGGCACCGGCTCAAAGCCAGGTACCCACTCATCTCTCGGGAAGATACCCTCGTGTGTCCCGTGACTGGAGAACCTATCACGATGGAGATGATCGCCCAAGACGCGAGAGCAAATGAGATGGGGGTTCAGATTGGTCACCTGGACTGTAGAAATGAACGAAGTTTCACCATCAGGGGTATGAACATCTTTTTGATGACCCGTTGGGGTAACCGATTGGTGGGGGAAGAACGTTTTGACTCGCCACATTTTCGGCAGAGCTTACGAAAAGTCGCCGACTACGGAGCTTAAACATAGACTGCGTATACTTTGTAATGATAGAGATTCGTCGCGGTGACTGTCTAGAACAACTCGACCATGTAAAAGATAGGAGCGTACAACTCGTCTGTATAGATCCACCGTATAACATAGGTAAAGATACGTGGGACACCATAGAAAACTATATCGAATGGCTCACGAGTGTCATACAAAAGCTCGAAACGAAAATGAAGCGTGATGGAAGTCTCTTCTTTTTTCACAACGACATGGAACAGATCAGTGAACTCATGATTTCTATCAAGAAAAACACGTCCCTCGTGTTTAAGAACATGATCACGTGGAACAAACGTTTCGATGGTTCGTCTAAAAAAGGGTACCTCGACGGGTACGTCGTCAAGAATGACATGCACAATTGGAATAAGATGTGTGAATATATCCTTTTTTATACCTTCGATAACTCTACAATCATCCGCGATAAACGTTTGGAACTTGGTGTGAAGCAAACAGACATCTCTAGAGAGATTCTTTCCAAAACCGGGGGTATGACTGGTTGGTATTCCAACATAGAGACGGGTAAGAATATGCCAACGAGAGACACCATAAAACCTATAGAAAAGTACCTGGGTCTCAAATATGAGGATATAGTCCCGAAATTTAACAACCAAAAGACGGATCATTGTGTATGGAACTACGACATGGCAAAGCGTAACGAAGTTCACATCACACCTAAACCCGTGGCACTGCTAGAAAATATCATTCGACACACTACCGACGAGGGGGATCTCGTTCTCGATTGCTTCGCTGGTAGTGGGAGTATAGGTGTGGCGTGTAAAAACACGGGAAGAGACTGTTTCATGATAGAAAAGGATGAACACTACGTAAACTTTATTAAAAATATCTTTTCCTCCACTTAACCGCCATTTCGGGGAACAATTCCTCTAGAGTTTTAAAATACTTATCGAGAAGTTCCTTTTCTTTCTCTTCTTCCTCCGTCAATTTAACGCGGTCCGGGAACAACCCCAGTAATACCGTCTTAAATTGGTCGAGCCTTTTAGTGAAATTCTCAAAAACACGAAACGATAGTAATGTTTCGTCTTTTATGTTTAAAACATGTATTCGTTCTGCATGAACCATTGTATCTATCCTAGATTTTTATCATCACATTTACGTGTAAGTGTTTTTTTACTGCGGTCTATCTATTGTCGCATGATAACGTATTTAAAGGCTAAGCAGACTTTATAGTAAATGCAGACTCGGGCTGATAAACGAAAAGAAAGTCGCACCGAATCTATATCGTTGCATACTTTTCTGACTGAGATTGTACCATCCTTGGAAAAGATTAAATATCAACGAAAAAAGAGATGGACCACTCTACCGAACGGTGGTAAGGTTCCATCGACGAGAGAATTCATCGATTTTCTTTACAAACACAAAAATACTATTCACACGATTACGGTTGGCAGAGAAATTATAAATAACCAAGAAGTTAGGTGGGCTATTGACGGAAATAATAGAGTCAATGGACTTGTAAATTTCACCAATAGCCCTTTTCTTGTATATCCCGAATATATTGAAGATCTTGAAACGAAAATAGCAACGTATTTTACAAATAAAACCAATTTAAATCTATTTTTGAATGCCGTGAAGAAGTTGACACTCGAAGAACTCAACGATCTTACATCTAGGAATTTTCAGAGGATGTGTGAAAATGCACACCCAGGTTTGTATATGGAGATTGCAAGTTCACAAAATGATATTATGTATCATATCAACGAAAAGGATAATCCAAATAGCCTTCTGGTACGACTGAGAAAGGATAACACACCCGACTTTGTAAACGACATTAAAATAAATGTGAACACGTTCACTAACTATTCTAAAGCGGAATTGGGTCGCGTGTACGAAGAGATCAACAAATATAATTCCGACCTTACAGAAATTCAGATTCTTTCGGCCCGTCTATACGACGTAAAAAATTTTGAAATTAAGGATACCGAGTTGAAGGCTAAAATCGACACTCAACTATGTACATTTTATAAAAAAATGTCCGAGGATGAAGTATTGGAATGTTACGAATACGATCCGAATGACTTGAACGCATTTGATTTTCTAATCGGTTTCCAAAACTGCATAAGTGAAATCTGTATGCCATTTTCTAAGATTGACAATCCAAAGGGTCCCACTCTCATGTTTAAACTGTACAAGCTACTGAATAATATAGACGATAACGATGATATGTGGAACTCTAAGTTTTCTACCGATAATGTAAACACTTTTATCAAATGGATTAATAAAACGGTAGAAATTCTCAATAAGATTGACAATATATTTAACCCTGTAGAGTTAGAAAACATCACCACTACTAAACAAGCTAATAATAGGTGTAAAAAGGTCATGAGTTCGGGAAATAATACGAATGGTTGGTACGTGATCATAGCTGGTATAATTGGTCACCTGAAACATGGTACACATGAAGAATATATCTTAGTTGAAATGTACAAGCGAATCATCTACCACAAGTTAACAGCTGAGATCACCGACAAAGAGACTAGAAACGAAAAGCGTAGTGCCGACATCATGCAATATTCGGGTGGAGGTTACGAAGCCCTTGATAAAGCCGAGGAGTATCTAAATAATCCGTTGAATATGACCAATACTAGCAGGAAAATCACATGTGAAGATATACGAGGACTTTTGAAAATCCTGGTCAAGGAAACGCAAAATGATATAAAATACCAAATACGACCTTCCGGTGGGCGAACGAATGAGAAAAGACGAGTAAGAAAGCTACACGAGATTTTGTTACACAAAGCGTATTATAATAACGTGATGCCCGCGAAGTATTTGACCGATGTGTTTCAATTGGACCATAACATCCCGTTTTCGTCTATGTGGTCAGAATCAGAGGCGGTAGATATAGACCGTCTCGGAAACACCCTTCCCATCCTAAAAGATGGGAATGGAACTAGAAATAACAGACACATCAGAGAGGCTTTCAAAAAAAATCCAGACTTCAGGATTTTTTTGGGTAAAGTCGTACCAAGTGATGAAGAATATGATAAGATTGTCAGACACCAAAATAACAAAAAACCCACTATAACAGATACAGATCTGTATAATAAAAGGTGTGAAGAAAATGAAGAAATATACATAGAACACTTCATATCTAATATGCTACCGTAAATCCTTATCAGCCGTGTAATACGTCTTCCCCTTCATGACGAAGCTGTGCACCCTCGCGTACCCCCACGCTTGTGGAGAAGCTCCCGGACGATGCCCGGTTCTCCACGCGGCGAGACCCCTGTCGTAGACCGTCTTGAGTGTCTTCAAAGGCACGCCAGTAGCCTTAGAAATGTTTGGAAGGGATTTGACACTAGGTCCGTACTTCTTCCTAAACTTTTGGGTGTAGGAGGAAGTCTTTGTCTTCTGTCCCTCGTCCGTTTTGAAGCTGCTGTAATCTCGTTTAAGCATTTTTTTGTATCGTGTTTCGACCTCTTTGAGGGTGGTGAGTCCCCGGAAATACTTGAGTGGAGCGTATATCTTACCTTTGGTTCTACGCAGCTCACCAACCTTCTTAAGAATCTGAACATCTGTGAGAGGCATCTTACTTTGCCTTGAGATATTTTATCGCCACCTCGATGCTCGGGTATATGCATTTTCCAAATTTAACCCGTCCTGTCCTAGGATTGTAGTACCCCGTGTGCCCATTATACGAAGCCCTGTGAACGTCACCCATATAAAAAATACGAGATATTTTTAATAAATCGGGATGGGTCTTTCAATAATTATGGGAAATATGTTTTCTGGTAAAACTTCGGAACTCATCAGGCGACTTAAGCGTCTGAAAGTCATAGGCAAGAAGATTCTCGTCGTCAACTCCAGTAAAGATACGAGGTGTCCTGATGAAGTTTTGAAAACTCATGACAACGTGAAATTCAACTGCTACAAAACACACGACCTATTCGATTTGATGGATGTCAACGAGTTTTACGATGCCGACATTATCGCCATAGATGAAGCCCAATTTTTCCCCAGACTCAAAAAATTTGTGGAGTGCTGTCTCCTCAACGAAAAGGATATCATTCTGGCAGGTCTCGACGCCGACTCGTTTCAGAGAAAGTTTGGTGAACTTATCGACTGTATTCCACTCGCGTGTGACGTGACTAAACTTTCGGCGCTATGTATGAAATGTAACAATGGAACTCCAGGTCCGTTCACGAAAAGAACTGTGGATGACATGTGCCTCGAACTCATTGGTGGGAGTGACATGTACGAAGCCGTATGCAGAAATCATCTATGAACATCCAGTATGAGTAAAACCCTTTTACCCTCACCGGTTTTGATAAGTTCGTGGTATCGTCCGTGATCGAAAAAGAAGTCTTCACCCTCGTGTTGAACAAAGGTACCCCTGTCAGTATACAGAGTGCAATCACCGTCACCTTGTATAGTGAGCTGATACCGCAAGAGTTCATTCGATTCAGCCCGGTGTGGGGGAAGTACCATGGGACCTTCGATGACCACAAACATAGCCGTGTCCTTATAAATACACGGTATCTGATTTACTAAGCTGTTTAACAAAGGAAAGTCCTTGACTTTGTAATAGTAGTACCCATCATTCTTCTCGGACCATACATCTTCATCGTGTTGGTGACGCTTTTTTAGGATGGGTGAAACCCGTTCAAACTCTTCACGTATCTTTTGATAATGAAGCTTGACTAGAAGTAAACCCGGGTAGTGTTTTACATCGTGTTCGGTGAAACCGTGTACGATGTCCCTGAATGTATTTTGTATTCCGAGAAGTGGTCGCCAAGGATTTGTAAAATAGAGTCGATCGATGGGAGCCTTGACAAAATCGTAGAGGACCATGAGTATGGGAACAAAGGCGAACCTCCACATTATTTTCTCAGGATATTATAAAATGCCCGTTGGATACACGTCCAAGTACGCCGAGCCCGAGCCCACTCCTGAGGTCAAGACCACCGAGTCTCGTTTCAAGATGCCCGCCATCCCTCAGCTCACTATCGTTCAGATGATCCTCGTCGCTCTCATCGCGGCGTACGCTTTCGTCTCTCGCAAGGTGAACGGTGTCGTCATCGCCACCCTCGCTCTCACCATCGGTCTGCTCCACATGTACGACCACCTCTACCGTGTCAAGCGCGGCCCCGAGCGTCTCTTCTTCCTTCCCCAAGCTAAGAAGGAGGAGTACGGTTGCATGGGCTGCAAGTAAATTATCTTCGTAAAATGTAAGTATGCGCGTCAAGATAACTCGTAGCCCTAACCCTAAAAAGAAGTTCAGGGCGACCCTCGAAGACGGCAGGACTGTTGATTTTGGTGCACGTGGGTACTCCGACTACACCAAGCACAAGAATCCTTCACGTATGCGTTCCTATGTCCTCCGACATGGAGGTAGGATACCCAAAAGCACGATAGCTGAGCGAGATCCCAAGAAAATTCAAGATAAGATGCTAAGCATCGATGGGAGTGACAAAGAGAATTGGAAAATGAGTGGTATCGACGGGGCTGGTTTCTGGTCCCGTTGGTACCTCTGGAGTTTTCCTACGTTCCAGGGTGTTGAGAAGTTTATGTCGAAACGGTTTGGTTTGGTGTTTAGTTGAATCTGTTCAAAACTTCTTCAAAGGCCTCGTCAGTCGCTGCACATACTTCCAGTGCACCGTCGAACTCCCGTTTTGGAAAGTCGTCGTCCAATCCAATTGCACTCTCCAATACATCAACTTTACGTTTTGAACCACTGAACGTAAAGATGTCATCTGGGTAAGCAGACAAAGTATCCTTGTACTTATTACCATCGAGTAATTCCTTTGCCTTTTCACATGTTTCGGATTCACGAAGTTCCTGCACGTGGTTTTTAGCCATCATCATAAATTCTACACGTTCTTCTGCGGGTAAACCGGACAGATCCGGTCCGGCTTTTTCAGTCATTTCCCCCATGTCTTCATTTCTTTTTTCAACCCTGACCTTTAAATCATCTACAACCTTCTTCCATTCTGCAGTGTTCATTTCCTTTAAGAAATGGGGCTCGGTCCCTGGGATAAACCCACCAAACCAGCCACCTACAGCAGATAAAGAAGAGCAGACACAAAGACCTATGATAGCAGCCATATTATAATGTACGTAGATTATAATATGGGTGAAGTAATTCTTATGGCCTGTGCCTTCTCATCCCTCGTGGGTTCAGTGGGAGGTGGAATCTATTTCTTGTTACAGGAACAGGAAAATAGTAGGAAGGAGAAACTCATCAGCGAAAAGCAAGCAGCACCTTACGTTACCGCGTACTTCGAATGTGATTTTAAGGGTGACGATCATGCTAAATTTGGTGATGACACCAATTTTGAAAAAGTTGATGTATCGATGGAAATTCCTTTTAAATCCATCATCGTACCAAAAGGTTTTAAAGTCGTCACGTATTCAAAAGTGAACAAGGGTGGTGTTAAACTAACACTCGGGGGTCCATCTGACCAAAAGTGTACAAGCGTCCATTCTCTCGAAGTTACGAAGGAGTAGAAAGTCCCTTCTTCTTGAGAACATTTTTCAGTTCGGTCATGAGTTTCGCACGTTTCGTGTTGATGACCGGACGTCGGGGTGGGGGAGGCGGAGGTGGAGGTGCGGATGGAGCACCCACACGAACCACGGTAGGTGCGACAATGTTTTGACACACTCTGATAACTTTCTGTGCATTCTTCACACTGTTCTCAAAGTTCATAGTAATTTTAGAGCGAAGTTCTTTCGCTGACAGTTTGACTCGTTTTCCATTGACAGTTTTCGTCACACGGAGACCGAGCTTTTTGGCTTTGTTTTTCAAGTCACGGTACTGCATCTACTGTTTACTGAGATTTTTTACTCAAAAGAGAACCAAATCAAAAAAAGTTTCAATTTCACCTTGTCCAACGAGTTGAGCATAGTTCAACTCCTCCTTACTAAAATATAACGGATTCACGTTTGCCTCGAGAAACACCTTTCGTAGAGTGACACCGTACGTATCCAAACGAATAAATATTTTACACAGCAGTTCAAAATCGAGTGACTTTACACACATACAAAAATTTGTTTTATTCACCATATAAGACCCATCATCGGTTCGAACGAGAAAGTGTTTTTTGATGAAGATATCCGTTTTATCTTTCGAGTGTAAGAGCTTATCAAATTCCATGACATTGGATACACCCGTGACCAGTTTTCTAATAAAATCTCGTTTACTTTGTGGGAGTGACATCTTAATTTGTATAAAGATAAAAAACGTCTTCACCCTAAGATGAGTGATGCACAACAGCTTAGGGTGCTGATTCATAAGATTCTTCTTCCCAGACTTCGACGTCTCGAGGAAGAAGTTCATTCTCTACGAAAACACACGTGGCCATACGTTCAACACATGAAAGAGCGAAACCAGCTCGACGACATGGAGATGAAGGTGGATTTTCTTAGGCATCTCGATGACGAGGGAGTGGCTGAACTTTTACGACTTAAATCCAAATACGCGGGAAACACGGGCTTTCTTACCCGGGAATACGATACCGTGACGCGTCTGAGAAATAATTTTTGTTGACGTATAGTAAAGGATGATTGGAAATCTCTTCCGGACTTCTGGTGAACCCATGGGTGAAACCCAACTTGGAATCACCATCGCGATATTAGCTTGTTCTGTCATCGGGCTCGTGGTTATCATGCGTGTACCTTTCAAATCCCCACCCATTCTCTTAGCATGTGCCGTTTCGGCGTGCTGTTCTTCTAGTCAGACGAGTTCTCTGATTAACGACATACAGAAGCGCGTTAAGCAGAAGAAAGAGGAGGAGCCTGCAGCTGAAAATTAAAAGAAATCATCCGTGCGATACATATTCACCGTGAATGAACCAGTCTTTCCCAATACGGTGACTGTTTCATTTCCATACAACTCTTCACATCCGATGTCCTCCATGCAGTCTCTCGCGTTATGACTGATAGAAACGGGGTACAAGTTTTCCCCACCGGTGGTCGTGTAATAATGATAGCGGTCACGGCGCCCACGTACCTCCTTACCATATAAAGGAAGTGTCTCGCCATCACTACCCGTGATAATACCCATCTGTTGCATGTAGCCAGGTTTGTACTGTTTGATGGGTGGACCCCTGAATTCAGGCTCCCTCGCCGGGGGGTGACGCGTCTCCATGGGGCGAGGTGGAACGGGGACAACCTCGACCGGAACCTCCACAACCTTAGGGTTGTACCACATGTAGCCGAGCACACCCACGAGTACGATAAGAGTCAGGGTCATCAACTGAATCTTCTGCTGATTCTTCATTATAGTATAGGTGAGGAAATATTTTAGCAACCTATAGTATAATGCCAACTACTAAACAAATCCAGAACGCTAAGAAGAAATTAA